GCAACTACAGTTAAGTTTCACATCAGCGGAGTGGAGATAGCATAATGGGAGCAACAGTATTTCCAGCACCTAGCGTGCAAACAGATAGAAACTGGGTGCAATTATCTAGCGTTACTACAACGGCTGTAGCCACAATCAGTTTTACATCTTTAACAGCATACAAATACTACAAAATTTTAAGTAATAAATTGGTTTCAAGCAATGGTACTAATGTTACAATGACATTAAATAATGACTCTACAAGTACCTATTCGTATTTACATTTATTTAATAATACATCAATTTTAACAACTGGCAGCGCGACAGGTACAACTGGTATTATTATTGGTATTGCTGGTCAAGGTTCGGCTTCTAACGGCTATTCTGGCGTGGTAACTATAAACTCAGATTTAACAAAAGAAATTACTTATACGGCGTACGGAAATAACTCAAGATTTGGAGGCTCTGCCAATTGGTTTGATGCTTCACAAATTAGCAGAATAGATTTAACTGTTACTGGAGACACTTTTGGTACGTCTGGCACTATTAAAGTATTTGGGAGTAACTAATGAAAACTATGTTTATTGATACCCAAACTGGTGAAATAACAATTGAAGAAACACCTGATGAAGTTACAGAAACACAAGCACCAACCGAATAATTAAATAGCAAAAACCCCTGAGCATGGGTCTAAACTGCTCAACTTTTATGCAACAAAACAATCAAAGGAGTATGTGTGACTATTGACTATACATTAGAAGCAAATTCACAGATCAAGGTACGCCCAATTAGTCCAGTTGGACAGCCTGAAACAGCTGGTAATACCTACATCAATACTTCCAACTCTTATGATTGCGCTGTTGCTGGACTTCCTTTCTTCTTTGGTATCTCAGATAAGTACCCATACAAGCGCGAGACTTCACAGTACCGCAAGCAACAGATTGATATGCAGAAAGAACCAGGTGAGCAGACGCTTACAGGCTGGTGGCTTCGCGCTCAATCATCATTCCACTACGGTGCAGGCATCCGCTTTCAGGAGCCAGTGCAAGGCCCAGAAGTAACCTACCGCTTTAACAAGAGCGCAGGTGTGGATGTATTCAATACAGGCAAGGTAACACTACTACCAGATGTTGAGGTACTCAAGGCTGCCACTAACACTAACATTATCTTAGAAGGTGCTACAGACACCAACGGTGTCAACGTGGTAATCATGGCCGATGGGTCTAGCCTTCACCGCATTACAGCCGTAGCAACCTCTACAACCCTTACCTGGGGCGGCTCAGGTACCATCCTAGACGTAGCACAAGACGGTGAAAACTACTACGTTGCTAACGCAACTGGTATCTACAAAGGTCCTTTGACTGGCGCATCTAGCGGCACATTGATTTTTACCCACCCAGCATCTGTTGGCACTGTAACCAACGTCAAGATGAACTGGGCTAAACAGCGCCTTATTGCTGGCGTCAATAACTTCTTATTTGAAATCACGCCAATTACTTCGTTCACAGTAACTGCTGGAAGCCTTTCTAATAACGTAGCTACACTTAAAACTGATATAGTCGCACATAATTTTCTAGTAGGTTCTCAGATTACAGTTGCATCTATTAGTGCTGGATTCAATGGAACTTTTGTTGTTACAGGCGTTCCTTCAGCAACTGAATTTTCATACTATCACAATCACGCAGATCAACAATACGCCACAGGTATGACAGGAACAGCAGTTCTTGCAACAAATAATACTTTGCCTATATATGTACATCCAAATAGCAAGTGGATATGGACTGGTGTTACAGAAGGTCCTAATGCTATCTATGTTTCAGGTTATTCTGGTGGTTCATCAAGCATCTATCGCCTCAGCCTAGACACAACAGGCAATGTGCCATTGCTCAGCAAAGCAGTCACAGCAGCCGATATGCCAGCAGGTGAGATTGTTACCAGCCTTGCTTCCTATATTGGTAAGTACATGGTCTTTGGAACTAACAAGGGTGTGCGTGTAGGTCAGATTGATACATCTGGCTACGTCTCATCAGGCTTTATTACTTATGGTCCGTTAACTGTTGTTACCAATGGCTACGATCCTTCAAGTGGAACAAACCTTACTGGCTCACCAGTTGTTGGTATTGCTTTTCAAGACCGATATGCATACTGCACTGTTACAAACTACATTGATAATGGTGACAATACCTTCTCGTCTGGATTAGTTAAGTTAGATCTATCTAAAGAGCTTGCTCCAAACTTAGTTGCTTATGCAACACACTTGCGTGTGCCAACAACTAATACAGTTACGGACATTGCAGTATTTGGAAACACCAACAAACTTGTCATTGGCGTATCTGCCAAGGGTGCATACGTACAGACAGATAATCTTTGCGCCAGTGGCTACCTTCAGACAGGTCTAGTCCGTTACCTTACCCTTGAAGATAAGCACTTTAAGTTAATCAAGGCTCGCATCCAGTCACCAGTTATTGGTAATGTTGGTGTTTCAGTAATTACTGCCGATGGAGTTAAGAACGACATTGTCACTATCAACTCAGACTTTGATGTTACACAAGATGTTGCCCTGGGATTATCTTCCCCTGCTGAATCAGCTGCTTTTCGATTCACCCTTTTCCCAGTAGCATCTGCGCCAACTACTGCCAGCGTGCTTAATGGTTACCAGCTTAAGGCATTGCCTGCTGTCCGACGCAATAGAACATACACCATACCTATCTTGAACTTTGATTTTGAGGGCGATAGATACAACATGGTAACAGGCTACGAAGGACGTGCTATTGCACGCCTTCAATCACTAGAAGACATTGAGGCAAAGGGAGATGTGATTGTTTACCAAGACTTCACATCTGGAGAAACGCTTCAAGGAGTAATTGAATCACTGCAATTCGTACGCACCACACCACCTGAGCGCCGCTTTACTGGCTTTGGTGGATTAATTTACGTCACATTCTGTTCGATCTAACACATAAGGAATACTGCAATGTCATCTGATACAGCCACAATTGTCTACTCATACTTTTTTGTTATTGCCGCATTGCTTGGTGGCGTTACATTGATTGCCAAACATACAATCAAGGTACACACAGAAGCAATCGAAGATAAATTATCAAGAATTGAATATGCGTTGTATAACGATGGCAAGACTGGCCTTATCAACAAGGTTGAAGAACTGCTAACAAACCAACAGCAAATTAAAATAGACGTTGAAGTAATGAAAGCAAAGGCAGAACTATAATGACTTTATTTATTGCCAAGCGACCAATGCCAGCAGCCCTTGCTGTCCTTCGCCAAGCAACAGCCCTATGTCCTAAGCGACAGAAGGCATCAGATGGCCTACTGCCATCGGCAGCACACATAGCAATGGACCTAAAAGCTGGGATTAACTCGGACCATAACACTGGCTTTGCAGTTGATCTAACTCACGACAAGCTCGGTGGCATTGATTGCTTTGTATTATTTCAAAAGTTAAAGACAGACCCAAGAGTTAAGTACCTGATTTTCAGTGGAAAGATTTGGTCTAAAGAACGCGCTAAAGAAGGCGACAGAGTATATGACGGTCCTAACAAGCACCCTCATCACCTACATATTTCTATCAACGAGAACTGTGGAAACGATACTTCCCCTTGGTTCCCGTGGATGGGAAACCCAACGTTGGTCAATAAGGTAGTGGCTAATCTCCCAAAGCCTCTGCCTAAAAAGGAGAACAAATGAGCATGAACAAATTCTACACAATTCTAGGCACATGGTCTAGAGCATTTATTGCTGCGGTTATTGCTTCTTACCTATCAGGTAATACGCAACCAAAGGTAATCCTTGCATCTGGCTTAGCTTCAGTGCTACCAGTTATCTTGCGTTACTTAAACCCTAACGATGCTTTTCCAGCATCTAAGTAATACTTAGACTTATCCTTAAGCCCCTCACGGTTAACACCGTGGGGGGCTTTTTGTCGTTCTCGAAAGGTGAAACCTTTCTCGCCCGTCGAATTCGCTTCGCTCATAGTATAATCAGATACTCAAATGCTTAGCAAATCGAGATTCAATTTGCCATACCTGCCACTAAGGATGCTACACTCACCACATGAATACAACAACAGTAGGACATAGATCATTTAGTAGTTTCTCATCTTGGGTTAGGTGCGGGAAGTCTTGGCAATTGGAACGCCAACTGCAAGCACCATCGGAGCCAGCTTGGTGGTTTGTCGGCGGGTCTGCGTTTCACGCAGCAGTTGAAAACTATCTTAAAGCAGAGTTTGATGCCGCCAAAGAAGCTTAAGCCAATCTCATCGCTGTCTGTTTTACACGGCGAAAAGGCTGACTACACTTCACTTGGACCAATGCGTATCTGCCCATGTGGTTCAGATACATGGCACTTGAAAGTAAAGTTTACAGATGACAACGAAATTGGAATGTACTTTCTAGACATGATCTGTGTGGCATGTACCAGTAAAGCAACAGCGCCAATGCCAGATTGGAAATAAGATGTTGGGATTTATTCTTGGAGTATTAACAGGATTGATTGCTTACAAGTTCTACATTGAGGCTTACAGCTGGTACACATGGCACTCATACAAAGATAACATTGACTGGAGCAAAGATGACAAATAGAGCAGACCGACGCAAAGGCAATGTAGCAAACACTGAAGCCTTTCGTGCAGCATTTGTGCAGGCAGAACTTGTCATGCGACAGGCATTATCAATTAAGATCCAAAAGCAAATTGACAAAACAGATAATGCAGATGTAGTATCGGGCCTTCAAATAGCGCAAAAGATTGTGACAGGTGAGGTTGAATGATTGATACACAAAAGATTTGGGATGAAGCTTTCTTGGCTCAGATCGCTGAGGTTGAAGCCAAGTCTAGTTCTAATCCAAACGACTGGCGTAAGGGTGGCAGAGCCACCAAGGTCAACCCTGACAAGGAAGACAAGGCTTGGTGGGATGAGAACGGCAAGAAGATGCTGGATGATTTCATTCAGTCCTACAAGTCTAACGGTTGGAAAGTCTGGGTAACACCACAAGGTATCCCAGCTATTGAACTTGGAGTCAACCTTAACTTTGGTGATGTCCTTATCAAAGGTTTTATTGACTTAGTATTTGAAAACCCAGATGGTTCTTTGACTGTGGTTGATCTTAAGACTGGAGCCAGTACGCCTGACTCATCAATGCAGTTGGGTGTGTATGCATCAGCAATTGAAAAGACCTTTGGCATACGCCCTATGTATGGTGCTTACTACAGCGCACGTACAGCCACGCTAGAACCAAGTGCAGGCATTGAGCGTTGGACTTACGCACTACTGACAGAGATGTTTCGTCAGTTTGAAGCAGGCTTACAAGCAGAAATTTTTTTACCAAACATCGGCATGTCGTGTCGCACATGCGGAGTTAAAGACTACTGTTACGCCGTAGGTGGACAGCTAGCACAGATTTACGACCCACTCGCAAACATAGATAAGGAAGCAAAATGAGCGCATCACCAACGACCAAACTGCAAGTCAACTTTAAGTTGGCAGACGGTACACTAATCAACATCTACGCAGATAACGTACGAGAACTAGAAACATCTTTAACAGATGTCTCAATGGTTTCAACACTTATCAAGTCAACATCAGCTGAACTAGGTGGCGCACCAGCGCGATCAGCAACTGACATCCAAGCACAGTTCAACGCACCTGCTGCACCAGCTGCACAGCCAGTTGCAGTAACATCAACAGGTGGGGCATACACATGTAAGCACGGAGCGATGACATTCCGCCAGTCAAAGCCTGGCGCACCAAAGGAATGGAAGGGCTACTTCTGCCCTACACCACAAGGCACAGCAGATCAATGCGAGCCTAAGTTTATTCGCGGATAACAGATGCTATCGCTGTCGCAAGCAGCGGCTAAATCAGCAAACGATCATGCTATCCTGCCTGACCTGTTTCCCACTCTACAAGCAGAGGGAATCAGGTTCAGGCGGGGGCAGCTGACAATGATTGCAGGCGCACCTAACGCTGGTAAGTCATTGATTGCTTTGTTTATGGCCGTTAACATGAAGGTACCTACGCTGTATATCAGCGCAGATACCGACGCTTACACGACGGCGATACGTGCAGCAGCAATGGTTACAGGTTCACAAGTATCAACAGTTGAAGAATCTTTCTCAACTGAGATTGGTATGGAGTTTTATCAGGATGAGTTGGAAAGTATTTCCCACTTGCGATTTGACTTTGCGCCAAGCCCTACACTTGATGAGATTGACCTGTCAATCAGAGCATATGCTGAAGCATTTGGTGAATACCCACACCTTTTGATTGTAGATAATGCTATGAACGTAGTATCTATGCATGAGAATGAATGGTCTGGACTTCGTGAAATTGCTAAGGCAATGCACCACATCGCCCGTGAGACAGAGGCAGCAGTATTCTTACTGCACCACACCTCTGAGGCTGAAGGTCAAGCTGACCAGCCACCAAGCCGTAAGGCAATTCAAGGAAAGATTTCGCAACTGCCAGAGATGATCTTAACTGTGGCTTTGATACCACATACAGGTGAGTTTAAGGTAGCAGCAGTAAAGAACCGCTTTGCAGCACACTCTGCTACAGGTGGTAAGTATGTATCACTATGGTCTGATGCTTCACGCATGAGCATTTATTCACACAGACAAACTAATTATGGTTCATCATCTTGGGAGTACAACTAATGGATAGCACAAAGTTACGTAAAGAAATTGTTGAGAAGATGTCAATGCAAGCATCTGCCCAAGATAAAACTAATGCGCTACAATTATTAGAGCGCAGAGGCGATTTAGATATAGCAGAAATGTTGGGATTACTTGATGGCCAGTAAGCAGGCAGCAGCCAAGGCACGTGGTTCCAAGTTCGAAACAGATGTCCTGAAGTGGTTACGGGGAAGACTGCCTCAGGCTATAACAGACAGGCTTGCTCGCGCTGGTAAAAATGACGAGGGCGACATCGCTATTATCGTCGCGGGCAAGCCTTATGTTTTTGAGTTGAAGGCTACAGTTAAGTTGGATCTACCTCAGTTCTGGCGTGAAGCTTGTGTTGAAGCAGAGAACTATGCCAAGGCACGCAACTTAGATACAGTCCCACCTGCCTACGTTATTGTTAAGCGTAGACAACATGGCATCGAAGATGCCTGGGTAGTGCAGACACTAGAGCAATGGACAAAAGTTGTCAGCGAGTAAGCCAGACTTAGCGGCAGTACTTGAAGCCTATGGCTGTCAGGTATCACCACGCTACGGATGGGTTGCATGTAAGTGTGTAATACATGAAGACTCGCATGCCTCAGCTGCCTATAATTTAGATCAACAGTTATACAATTGTTTAGTATGC